CGCTCACCGCGCCGGCGACCGGAGATTTGCTGCTGGTGCGGGATGTGTCAGACCCGACCGACAAGGACAAGAAGATCGCCTTGTCCGAGTTCGGCGTGTTGGACCTGGCGGCGACATGGAACGCCAAACAGACGTTTGGCGCTAACATCGGCCTGGGGGCGGACGAAGCGGCAACCTGGTCGCCGGTCGTGACCGGCAGCAGCAGCAACCCAACCATCGCCTACACCGCCAACAGCGGCACGTATACGCGCATTGCTAATGTCGTGTTGTTCTCCTTCCTTTTGCAGATCAACACCATCAGCGGTGGCGGTGGTGACGCGCGCTTTTCGCTGCCGGTCACATCGCTCAATTCCGTCGGCGCACGCGCCCGCTGCACGGTCTATGTTTCAGGCGTCAATTTTCCCGGCACGGCGACGATGTTGACCGGCCATATCTCCAGCAACGTGGCCTATCTGACACTGGCCTCCTCGCAGGATGACGGGGCCGGGGCCGGGGTGCAGATCAGCGACCTGGCCGCGGGCGATTTTATCAATGCCACCGGGTTTTATTTCATTTAGGGGGGGGGGGACACATGGCAAACCTGACCATTACCATCGGCGCACTGACCGGCACGGCCAGCGGCCCGGACGGCAAAGCCGCGGCGCTGCTGAGTGCCTATGCCGACAGCATCGGCGCGACGGGGACCAACAAGCAGCGCGCCGATGCGGTGGCTGCGGCGCTGGTGCGCCACATGCAGGCGCAGGCGCAGATCCACCGCGCCAACGTCGTCAAGGCCGAAGCTGCGGCCGCGGCGCAGACGGAGTTGGACAGCCTGACCTGGGAGTAGCCAAACCGGGCTAGGCGCAAGGCAACAGGAGGGGCGTAGACGGGTCGCCGCCCCGTTGTCGTGTGTGTGTCCGGTGCGGACGTGTGTCCGGTGCGGACGGGAACGGCCTGTAGAGGGGCTACAGTGGGCACAGCGCACCAACTGATAAGCAGGCAAAGAGAAGCCCCACCCTTACCCGGTGGGGCTTGCTGTTATCGACCGATAATCGTCTATTTATCACCACACAGTCGGGGATCACTCCCCGGCCGCGTGTTTTTTGTCCCACTACTCCAGGTCCACTAACTCCTGGGGCATCCTGTTGGGAAGCAGCGATCTGAGCGTCATGACACAGGCGAGCCGTAGAGTGCCTGTGCCTCTGCCCTCGTAGAACCTTCCACTTGCATCCACCTCGCTTGAAATCGAACCTCTGTACAAGATAGCACACCAAACAAAAGCCCCGGCGCTGAGGTGGCCGGGGCCGTGTGTCGGGGGTGGGGGTGGGGTGCGAGGGTGATCACCCCTGCACCCCGGAGTGCGCTACGCCAGGTCGCGCAGGGTCATGCGGTTGGGGTAGCGACCCAAATTGAGCCGGTAGTTGCGGTCGTGCTTCTGCACGATGCCCTGGTGCAGCAGCCACAGCCCGGCCTCACGCGAGCCGCCGCCGCGGGTGCTGCCCAGCATCCTGATCTTCAACCAGCCGGGGGGTGTGCCGTTGGTCGATACCTTGCGCGGGTCGGGCAGACCGTCCTCCCCGTACAGGCCGGCCAGCCAGGTGATCGCCTCCTGTTTGGCCCGGTCCCCATCGGCGTAGGGCGCAACAAAGCGGGGAGACGGGGAGACCCCCTGCGGAGGGTCTGCGGGGGGCGGGGGCAGGGCGACCTGTTGGCGCAGGCGCAGGGTCTCATTGCGCTCGACACGGATGCGATAGCGCAGCGCCAACTCGGAGAGATCCGTGTAGGCGTCGATGCGGTGACGCTCAGTCCGCTCGCGCTGCCAGGTGGCAACCACGCTGGTGAGGGTATTGGTCACCATCGACACGTAGACCGGCGTGGTGATGCCAAAGTACAACGCGCCGCTGAGGATGGCGCGGCCGGCTTCGGACGAGTCGATCCAGACGCCGACCACGATCACCACCGTCACCAGCACATTGGCGCTGATCACGACACAGCCCAGCCCCACGTCCAACTGGGGCGCGGCCGGGCTATCGACGGGTTTGGGATCGGGCGGTGGGTCGAGGATGTCGGGCAGGGCCGGGACAAACGCGTTGGGGCGCGCGTCCCGATTGTGTGTATACTGGTGCATAGCAAGCCTCCTAGCTAGGTTTGCTCACGCCCTGGGGTGCTTCCAACACCGCCAGGGCAATCTATTTGATTAGGGTAGGCGCGGCGGCTACTGTTCCCGCAGCCACTGCTCCAGGCACTTGGGGCACAGGTCGCTCTTGCGCCACCAATCCTGGTGACTCAGATGGACGCGCGCCCATCCGTGCCGTTTGGCGTTGGCGCGCACCCGGGCTGGGGTGTCGGCTCCGTGGGCGAAGCGCGCATTGCAGCGGTCGCAGGCCAGGGTGTAGGCAGTGCGGACCAGGCTCATGGGGACGGCTCCTGGCGAGATTCGAGAACCTTGCGCAGCGCCCGCATTTCGACGGCGAGCGCTACGCCTACCCGCAGGTTCGCCATGTCGCGGGCGTGTTCGTAATTGCCCGGATGGAAGAACTGAGGGTTCATCCAGTGGGCGGCTTTTTCCACAGCGATGATCGCCGCCTCCAGCAGATCGTTGCCTTCCAGCCGATACTCTTCATGCCCGTTGGTGTGATTGGCGGTCTCGCGGGCCAGGTCCATCAAGCGATCCATTGTGATCCTCTCCATACGGTGCGCCCAGGTGGGCGAACACATCGACGCCTGCCAGGTCGGGCAGCTCCGACCAGGCGGCTTCCAGGGCGGCTCTTCAGGCCGGGGCTGTGGGCTGGCAGAGGCTCGCCCAGGCGCTGCGCAGCGCCTCCTCGGGGGTTGCGCCGACAAACACGTCCCAGCCATAGGGCAGCGTCTCTGCGTAGACCCAACAGGCGATCTGGTCGCCGTCCTGCTCGAACTCGACTGCCCCGATCTGGCACAGGGCGGCGATCATCGCGTTCGGGGTGGGGGTGGGGTCAGGCATGGGTTGCCACGTTTCGCCGTCGAACTCGAAGGATGCCACGACGCGCACTTCTTCCGCCGTAAATGGCCGGGCTGAAAGCGTTCCCCGCACCGGGTCCGGCGTGGTTGCCTCCCACGGCTGGACAATCGGCCCCCACCAGCGGCCTACGACCTGCCAGGGGGGGAAACACTCCGGCAATTCACCGTAGGGTAGTTCGACCAGTAGGCCGGGTTCCCGCGCCCATCTGGGCTGCTCGACTTTCACCCGATCACGGATGTGAGTCCCTGGCGGGAAAGCAGACAGTGGCCCATTGTCACCCAAGATCGCACCGTCGAACCAGTATTCGCCGGGCACGCTGGGCGGCTCAGCCTCCCCGTTGCGGTGTGTATAGATCATGACTTTCCTCCCGTCACAGCTTCCCAGGCGGCACGGACTGCTTCACTTGGTGCGCTGCCATGCGCTTCTTGGTACGCCACAGGGTACATGGGATTGCCCGACATCTCTCGCCAATGCAGTGTGGTGCGCCCGTCTGCATCCACATCAATCCGCAGCTTTAACATGCCCCGTGTCCGTGCGGCAATGCTCAGGATCATCTCCTCCATCGTCGGCCCGGTCTTGGGAACCAGGGGGGTGAGGCTCTCAATCCGGCAGTCTGTCACGGCGCACCAGTACGAAGCGCCGGTAAACACGATGGCGTCCGCATCGATCATCACCAACTTGTTGGTATGCTTGCGATTCAGGGCATCCGTGCCGGTGAATAGGTACGGCCCATCGGGATACGTCGTGTCGGTCATGATTCCTCCTGCCCCTGCGTGGGGCGCTGATACCTGAACAATCGCCAATCCAATCCATAGGGTAAGGACAACGCAACGGGTGACGACCTGTCCCATTGCCCTTGCCCACCATTAGGCATCCATGTCATAAAGCCACCGAAAGCCCGATGCGATACATGCACCAGTTGCGGTTTGTTTTCGTACCACATGGCAGCCCCATCGCTATTAACGGCCCACCATTGTGCCCAGTCAGGCGCGATTGACCAATCAGGGGTGGGGGCTACGGCTAACGACTTCTCGATCATTCTCCGCAGTTTGTCGGGGATGGGGCTATTGCTCATCTTGCGTCCCCTGCCCCTGCGGGCGCTGCTGCAAGGTCGTGCGCCAGTCCAGGCCGATGGGGAGGTCGATGCCCGATGGCCCCATATGCCAGGCGTTCCAATTCCCTCCATAGATCGGATTATCGCTCAGGTTGGATAGCCACCACCCCCCGCCTTTAGGGGTGAACGCATGGTGCGTAGCGAGAGCGGGAGCCTTCGACCAGTCCGGCTGCGGCATCTGCGGCTGCGAGTCGAGCCAGGTGCGGGCGGCGTTCAGTTCGGCAATGTACCGTCTGATATTCTCTGCGACCCGAACCGCCGCCAATGACCGTGTGTCTACCGGGGAGCAGGAGTCCTCTGCGGCACGTAACTCCTCTCGCTGTATTGCGTGTAATAGTGTCTCTCTCACGTCCTGCGGGATCATCGTGCCTCCTGTTGCGGCACTGGTTCCGCAAAGGCGAACGTCGGGCGTCCGTCCACATCAATCGGGTTGAGCCGGAACAGCCCACCACCCGTGTAACTACACGGCCCACCGTCGCCACTGAAAGCCTCTTTGGGGTTGGGCAGATAGCGGCCAACGCAGCAAAACGCCACGACTGCTTCCGGCGCACCTGCGTCTTTCCAGTCCTGCGCACTGGCGACATGCCCACAAGCCGGACAGACGAAACGCCATTGCATCGTGTCGTCCCCGAACAACTCTTTCCCTTTGGCGTACCACTCGTCATAGATCACTTGCTTGCCTCCTGTTGCCGCATCTTGCGGAGTAATCTGCTCAGTGCTGACCGTAGCGGCTTGTGGGGCAACACATCCACAACGATTAGCCCCTCGGCCTGACGCCACATGCCGCTCAGTTTGACGTACTCGCCATTGGCCGAAACCTCATCTACGGTCGCCTCGATCACCGTATCGGACCACTGGTTAGGGCGATACAAAATCCGTCTGCCTGCCATGTTGCGATTCACACGATCCATGTGTCTACGCCTCCTGTTGGTCGAGCCAGGCACTAACCGTATTGATAGCGGCAACCTCAGCCGCAGCACCGTCAACGCCCTGCGCCAAGATCATGGTCATTGCCATAGCGAGGGCAACCACTTTGTCCAACGCCTCCACCGGCACATCCGGCGCAGGGGTGCGGCGACAGAGGCGCAGGTCGTCGGGGAGAGCCACAGTTGCTAGCCACAAATCACCATCTCCGATACTGATCGCCACGTCATCGGCAACAATTCGCATACCATCATCCCCGGTGCAGTCGCATTCCACCGGCTTCCACACGTAGTTAGTCACTCTGTCACCTCCTGGCGCTTGCAGATGGCGTAGCCGTCGGGTAACTCGACACGCGTGTCGTAGGTGTCAATCAAAATGTATGTGTCCCCGATCAATGCGTCGTCAATGTTAACGGTGTCATCAAACGAGGTAATCACTCGGTTCTGTTCTGGGAGTTCCACCGGCTGCCACCCTGCCGCAGCCTGGAGCCGCTCCACCTCGGCGCGCAGCTTGGCGAGTTCGGCTTCGTAGTCGCCGCGCATCTGGTAGACCAGTTTCAGCGCAAGTGTCGGGTGCAACATGTAGGCTTCTTGGTCACTAATGTTCGGATCATTGACTTCTGACAGTAGCGGGTACATTCCGCTCATAATGCGTTCGTCGCTCCATAGTAGCTCGCTCATCTATGCCTCCTCCAACTGTCGCTGGACTGCGGTCTGCACTCTGCCTGCCCTCCCGCCGCAAGTGCGGCCTGCGCCGCCGACTGGGGGAACTCACGCACGCGCAGGTCGGGCGGGATTTGCGCCAGCTCGTCACCTTTGCCGGTCAACCCGTTGGCCTTTGCCCAGCCGCTGCCCATCTGTTTCATGAAGAAGGCGACACCGGCGGCGGCGGCGGACGGAACTCGCCGACGCCAGGCCGCGGGCGTGATGCTCCTGGGCGGTCGCCAGTTCGGCCTGCGCGAGCTGCAGGGCGGTCGGGATGGGCTTGCTGGCCGGGGCTTGCGCCTGGGCCGCCTGATCAGGCGTCATGTACTCAGTGTCTAGCATGATCCCCTCCTGGGGGTAAGTGTGGGGCCGGTCCCAGGACCGGCCCCGACGGTCGATACAGGGTCTACTGCTTGCCCGTGATCACGTAGGTGAGGGCGGCGATCAGGTCGTCGCCGAAATCGATAACCACGCCGTACCCTGCGGCCCGCCACTCCAGCTTCTGTCCCGGCGGCGTGACGTCCGCCAGCCGATAGTCATAGCGAGCCTCCACATAGCCGTTGTCGAAAGCCATGCGGAAGCTGAAAAGCCGCCCGCAGTTGTTTCCGGTGGCCTTCACTTCCCACGGGAACACCTCGCCCCCGGTAAACGCCAACCCATACTCCAGCTCAATCCGTTCGCGCATGGCCTGGCGAAACTCTTCGCACGCGGCCTCTTCCTGAGCGATCAGCGCCGCCCGCTTCGCGGCCGCTTCCAGTTCCCGCTGTTCGATCTTCGCCACTTGTTGGGCAACTGCCTCTTGCACGTTCATGTTCCCGTCCTTCGTTGGAGATTGGGGGCCGGTTTACCCAGCCCCCGTATCAATTCGCTTACAGCAGCTCGAACGGATCGTCGGCGTAGATGCTCTCGGGATAGCCTGCGGCGACCTTGTGCCAGCGTGTCACCCCGTCGGCGATCACAGGCATGTAGTAACCTGCGCCGCACCAGTAGACCAGGCGGTTGATGGTGCCCACGCGGGTCATGAGGCCACCTCGCCCGCGGTCTGGAGCATGATCGCCCGCTGGTTGGGCCACACCTTCTGCAAGTTGTACGCCTGCGCCGCCATATAGTCCGCCAGCATGTCCCGCTCGTCGTCGCTCAGTTCCGCGGCATTGTTGCGGGTATTCTGCGGCGTCATCTTGGCGGTCCATTTGGACACCAGCCAGCCGGTCGCCATTTCCCAGTCGGTGCCGAATACGGCCCGGCCTTGGCTGTCCAGCCGCTCCAGGGCCGGGGAGGCGGGTGCGTCTACCGGGCCGATCTCATCCGCCTCAGTGGGCGCACCCGGAGCCTTGCCGACCACCCGGCGGTAGTGCTGTACCAGGATACCCGTCAGTTTGGCTTTCGCCTTGTCGGTGAATTGCTTCTTGCCGGGATCATAGTCGGCCCAGCCGGTCGGCAGCGTGTAGAGATAGCGACCTAGGCCAAACATGGCGCTGGCGCGCTTGAACGCTTGCGCCTCTGCCACCGTGCCGCCGATCTCCGACCGCTCCGACTCGTTGGTCGTTTCGCCGGTGCTGCTCCGGGTCACCCCCAGAATGGTCAACCGGCAGATCAGCCGGTCATCACCCCACGGCTCATAGGCCACGGCCCAACTGGGGCCACACACCTCGTCAAGCCGGTTCATGTAGGCCCGCACGTCGGCGTAGGCCATCGCCAGTGCCCGATCGCCCTTGACCGCGCCGGGCTTCCAGGTGATCTGCGACGGGTGAAACGGCTTGCGCAGCTCATCCATCATCCGGGAGAGGTCCGCAGTCTGCTTGCTATCACACATAGGTCGTTGCTCCTGAAAGGGGCCGGTGTGGTGGCCGGCCCCAGTTCGTCGTCTAGTAGGGCAGATCTTCGACGGTCACGGTCGTCAGGTCGTAGCGCCGGGCCTTGATGCGGTGGGTCAGGCGGGCATGTTCCGACCACCAGCCAAACCGCTGTGCCCCATTCTCGCACGCCGCAATGGGCTGGCGGTGCAAGCGGAGCAGACACCCGGCGTTGTAGTCGCTGAACTGGTGCGCCCAGTCGACCGCCAGCACGAACTCGACTGCGGTGGGGGCCTTGCGGCCCACCACCACTACCACTTGCTGCGGAGTCGCCGTATTCATCTTAGCGGCTCCCCTGGCTGACCAGATAGGCGGACGTTTCGGCGTAGGCCTGCCCGTCGAGCGCTGCCCACCAGCCGCGGATCTCGTCCGGGTCGGTCAGGTCCGCTAAGCTGGCGCCCTTGCAGAAAGCCCGGAAGCCCTCGTGCCAGGCGGCCCAGTGCTCCGCAGCCGTGCGGGTCTTGACAACGAACTGCACCGGGGCGATAATCTGAGTGTTCATTGTGGTCCTTTCGGGGACTGGCCCAGGCGGAGGTTACGACTCCGACCTGGGCATTTTTTGTGGGCTGCGGCCCGTTTGCCGTGCCTGTCCCTAGTATACCGCAATATTTTGCATTTGTCAAGCAATATCTTGCATGTTCGCAACGTATTTCATGATCCCTCTTGACGCCCGCAAAATATTGCGGTATGATGAAGGCGAAAGGGGGTGAGCGCGTGATTCTATTGAAGCTCGATAAGCAGTTGCTGGAAAAGCAGATGGAACGGGCCGGATTCGCCAACTATGACGACGTGGCGGACGATGCCCGGAAGCGTGGCCTGAAACTCAGCGCCCGGACCATTTACAACATGGTCAACGGCGAGAACTGGTCGCGTGAGAAGCTGGAAGCGTTGTGTTTTGTGTTGGGGTGCCAGCCTGCGGATATAGTGCGCGGGTGGCAGTCGGAGACGACAGAGGGAAGCATGACCCACACACACGCGCGGCCCCAGCTCGCAGAAGAATCGCAAGCAGCCTACGCGTAATGTGACCAAACGAATGCGGGTTGGGGCGCACTAATGCAAAAGCGCCCCAACCCCAAGGTTGAAGCGCCTGTGTGTGTAACTCCGTCGCCGCTCACTTTGGCGAGCTGGCCGGCGGCGGAGTAGGGGAACTAATCGGGATGGAGCGTGTCGGCCTGTTGGGCGACCCGGTAAAGCTCCTCCGTGCAGGTGAGCAGTTGGTCCGAAGCCGTTCCCGTGGGCAGACCGTTGGGAATGGCGGTACAGGTCGCCAGAGCCATGAGCAGATCGACATGGAACTCCTGGAAACTGGCGGGCGGGGCAAGGGCGGCAATTTCGGCCCGTGCGGCCCGGACCACAGCCACATGCGCATCCACCTGTTCCCGCCAGGCCGGACGTTCCGGCAGCGGGGCGGCCAGCAGGCCGGTGAGCTGGTCGAGGACGGCGAACACGGCGTCCATCTGCGGCGAAACCTGGGCCATATAGTCCGTCGGCGTTAACCCAGCCGACGCGGCCGGGGGCGATCCCCGCACCAGGAAGCTGATCACCAAATACCCCACGACGATCCAGGTGAAGGGGTGATGGGTCACACGGCTTAGGGTAAACGGGCGGCGCTCAGTCGGTGCAAACGGGTGATAGCGCATGGTGGCCTCTCGGGGGAAAGCCGACGGTCTAGGGGCGCATGGGGGGATGTTCGACATCCTAGCGCATCTAAACCCCCGGCGGCTATGTATCTAGATATACATCCGCCACAAATATACCCGACTTTATATCTAGGCCCACAGGGGAACCGCACGAAAACTTGAACTGAGCAAAATAAAGCGTCCTCACCTACCGCAAAAGTTTGGCGACCCGAACGGTAGGTGAGGAATTGACTGACCAGCGGCGTTGCCGCGCGCTATGTCATTGGCACGCCCGAAGGGACTCGAACCCCTGACCTCTTGGTCCGCAACCAAGTGCTCTATCCACTGAGCTACGGGCGCATAATCATCAACGTGGAATAGGACGTACTCTGGTGATCCTTCTATCCCGCAGATATTGGTTAAATACTTCAGCGGTTCAGGCCCGACAGCGCCACGTCGTCCAGCGGGCTGACGTAGTAGCGCAGCACATCGGTCGGATCGAGCACGATATAGTGTTTGCGGGCCACGGTCGCCTTGCGTTCGCTGGTGTGGCCCAGTTGAAAGTTAAGCAGTTGTTCCGCCAGGGACGGGTTGGGGGCGACACAAGTGCGCATCCAGTAAGTCGAGAAGGTGCGGCGCAGGTCATGAGCGCTAAACCGGACATCCGCCCGGTCCGCCAGGGTTTCCATCACTTGGCGCACGCCCACATTGCTGATCCGAAACACCCGTTCATCCGCGGACGGGGACTGTACCACCCGCAGCATCTGCAACAATTTTCCCGTCACCTCACCAAAGACCACTGTGCGCGTCTTGTCGGTGCGCAGGTAGCCTTTGGTTTTGGGCAAATAGGCTGCGCCCCGATAGGTATCGGCGGCGTGCTCCACGTCCTGCCAGCGCACGTTGGCGGCCTCCATGCGCCGCGCCCCGGTTTCGATCAGGAACGCCAGCAGGGCCATGTTGCGCACCCGGAAACTGTCGGGGATAGCCGCAAAGAGCTTGACGATCTCGTCGGCGCGCAGCACGCGTGTGCGGGCCGGGGGATCGGCGGGTTTGGGCAGCCACTGGGAGAGATCGATGGGCAGCCGGCCCGAGGTGTAGAGCCATTTGAGCAGTTGGCGGGCGCGGCGGCAGTAGGTCTCCACGGTAGCCTCCCGGAGACTGCGGCGGCGCAGCCAGTCGGGGTAAAGACGCAGGGCGGGTTGACTGATGTGCCAGTCGTTAGCGGCAACGGTCTCGCCCAGAAATTCGAGGAATGGGGTGAGCTGGCGGCGATAGAGTTCATAGGTCGAATCTGCAATTCCGTTGGTTTGAGCGTCGGCTAGGTAGGCGGGCAGTAGATGGGGCAGGGCCGTAGCATCTACCTGTTCGATGCCGGGGGCGAAAGAGACAACAAGCATTTCCTCAGGATCCCTTCGGGGTAAGGATTGGATGCGGAGTGAGGTAGTAACCATGACGTTTCCTCCCCGGTTTTCGGAACGGTGCAATCCCTGAACAGTAGTGGCCCCTTTCCAGTGTGAGGGAAGGGCGTACTCGAGGCAACAAACCTGTACTGAATTTGTATTGAACTGGAGGCAAAAGTGGCTTTTGCGGCAGAGTGGTCCCCGGCAACGTTTCCTCTTCCCAGCGTGGGACTGGCGATTTTGTCTCTCCTGGTGCTGGGCGTGATCTATGACCGGGTGCTGGGTTTCATTTTTGATCAGCCGGCGCGGGACCAGACGATTGTCTACCTAGTCGGCTCGCCGTTGGGAATCGGGACTGCCATCGGTATCACGATTCCCTGGATCGGGATTGGGAATGCAGTCGTCGTATTTGTGGCGTTGGGGCTGGCGGCGCTGCCCATCACTATCGGCGTGGTCACGCGATTCATTCGGAACCAGCCGTTCCCGAAGGTCAATGACCAAGTGAGAGAGTAATGCCTGATGCGCCTGACCGCCGCGTGGCCGGCGGTTATATCTGGCGGGAGGAACTGCGGCGGGTGATCCGTAGCGAGGAGGATGAGTTGGTGGCGCTACGCCAGCTCGTCCAAATCAATTCAAGTAAGGCGCGGGAGTTGGCGCTATACACGGCGCTCTTGATGGCAAAGATCGAGCGGATCGGCATCCTCCAGGATCTGCTCCGCTACCGGGACGGAGGCGACTGATGGCTGAAATCACAGCAACCCTGATTGGCATCCTGCTGGTGCTCTTCATGGCGGCCCACGACAAGCGGCGCATCAAGCGGGTGTGCACCGACTGTCTGGGCACCGGACGCAACGGCACTTGCCCGGCCTGCAACGGCACCGGGTACGTGTGGGACGAGATCGAGGTGCGGCGATGACCCGGCATGTCGACGAGATGGACGCCCGCTATTACGGGGTGGACGTGGATGGGGCGCTGGCGGCGGACGATGAGCCGGACGCCGCGCAGGAAGAGCAGCACGACATCGAGGGTGGAATGCACATCGTGGCGTACATCGTGATTCTGATCGGGTTCGTGCTGGCGGTCGGGATGGCGATCGGGCTGGTGCAGGTCGCAACCCAGATGGGTTTGGCAGCGGGTTGACGCCCGCAGCGGGGTGCAATGCCCCGCCTGCCATCTGCCGCAGCCTGAGTGACCGGCGGGGCGGTTTGTGGAGTAGACGTCCTGTGATGGAAGGTGCCCGACCAGGTAGATCCGGCCCAGACTGGTCGGGCCGCGGCGAGACCTCTAGTGGATGGGGGTGGGGACTGACACCCACCCCCGAGGGAATGAGAGATGGTGGATTGGGATGAGTAAAGAATATCGGGATCGGGTGTGGCAGCAAAGCAAACTCAAAGGCGGCAAGCTGCTGGTCATGCTGGCCTTGGCAGAGCACGCCGACGCTAAAGGCGAGTGCTGGCCGGGGATGCCCATCCTTATGGAGAAAAGCCGCCTCACCGACCGCCAAATCCGGCGCGTGCTCAACGCCCTGGCGACTGAGGGCTATCTCGCCATTGAAGAGCGAGCCATCGGCCGCGGCAAGCGCCCCCACTATCGTCTGTTCCCCGACGAAAAAGCGGACATTTTGTCCGTGAACAAAGAACAAAAAGCGGACATTTTTGACGGAAAAAGCGGACATTTTGTGCATGGAAAAGCGGACATTTTTGACGGAAAAGCGGACATTTCCGACGCGAATTACTCACACGCGCGATCTGAACCTTTAGAACCAACAACAGAACCGAAAAGGGAAGAGAGGGCAGCTCCGGCTGCCCCGCCCGTCCCGGATGACCTTCTGGTCGCGCTGCCATCAAGGGTGAGCCAGAACGGGGCAATGGTCCACAAGTCCCGGCACATCAACAAGCGCCACTTCGACCCCCAGACCGGCTATGTGCCGGTGGGCACCGGCGCAACCGCGGTAGAGGTCTACTACGAGCGATTTGACATTCAGCGCCGCGAGGAGAAGCTGACCTTTCCCCAGGAGGATGACCTGGTGCGCCGGTGCCCCGACCTGGACCGGCTTCGGCAGGTGATTGAGGCGTATGACCGGGCCGGGTTTAAGAACCGGCGCAACCTGGAACTGATCTTCGACTGGTATCGAGACGGTGTCCCCAATAAGCATCAACGAAAGGATCAACCCCATGCAAACCGTTGGCGAAGCAACCCGGACCCTGCTCCGGCAGATGAATCCGCCGTCAGCGCCGAAGACGATGCCTACTACCGAGAGTTCTTCCGACGTCAGGCCGCCGAACGTGCCGCCGCGGCGAGTCACTGAGGTGGCCTGCGCCCGCTGTGGCGACCAGGGGTTTGTCTTGGCCGATGTGCCGGTGGGACATCCCGACTTCGGCAAGGCGATCCGCTGCACCTGTCAGGCGAACGCCCAGGCCGAACGCCGCCGGTCTTATCTGCTGCGCATCGACGGCTTGACCGATCAGGAGCGTGCCCTGCGCTTTGGTGTGCTGGAGCGCCGCAACAATGGCCCGGCCATCGACGTGGTGACGGCGCACCTGATGGCCCGGCGGGGGATGGTGACACTCACCGGCAAGCCGGGCCTTGGCAAGTCGGCGCTGCTCATCTGTGCGGTCAACGCGGCGCGGGAGGCAGGTGTGCCGGCGGTTTACACCACCGTGACCGACCTGCTGGACTACCTCAAGGCGGCCTACAACCCGCACCGGGAGGGCCTCGACTTTGACGACCGCTGGGATCTACTGGTGCGTGCCGATGTGCTGGCGCTGGACGAGCTGGACGAGTTCAATTCGACCCCGTGGGCCATGGAGCGCTTTCTGCGGCTGATCGACGAACGCTGGCGGCGGATGGAGAGCTGCCTGACGCTGCTGGCCACCAACAGCCGGGTCAACAGCCTGCCGGACAAGGTGGCATCCCGCCTGCGCGACGGGCGGGCCGTGGTGCTCGAGATGGCCGGGCCGGACATGCGGCCCTTTATGGTGGGGGCGTAGATGGCTCGCTTCGGCTGCAACTTTTGGAAGCACCGGCCCATGCCCCAGCCGGACCACGTCTGGGCGATTGCCCACACGCTGGGAGGACGGGGCCGCCTGGAGTGGAAGGACCGGGCGCGCACGGGGCAGAGCTTGGCAGAGGCACAGGCGCTGATCGAGGCCGGACAGGTCGCCTGGTGCGGGCGGGATTTGTGGGACGAGGTCTACGCCTGGTGGGAAGGGCAGGAGAAGGCGACGGAGGCCGCGGATACGGCCCCCGTCTCGGCATCAACAGCGGTCAACTGTTTCTAACGAAAGGATAGCAGATCATGAACGCACATGCAATGCACACGGCAAAACTGATCCACGACCGCGTCGCCGACGCCATCCGGCTGCGCTGGCTGGGTGGGGAATCCTGGAAGCGCAGCGCCATGCTGGAAGCGGCGGCCCTGTCGGACAAAGAAGCCGATGCGCTGCTGGCTTACCTGGCGGCGCACCCCGGCGTGGCGATCAACGACGTGTTTCTGGCCAATGCCCTGGCGGCGCGGCTGGGGCGCACGCTGCAGTGGGCACGGCGGGACATTCTGACGGAGGTGGCCGCGTGACCCAATCGCTGGATGATCTTCCTGTCGTCGAAACCTACACTGAACGCAGCGGGCAGGTCGCCATGCGCTTCGATGCGGTGGACCCTGAGCGGGTGCGCGAGCTGCAGGCCATCCTGCGGGCGGCGCTGGAGGCTCTGCCTGAGGCCATCCGGGTGATCGACCACCCCAACCGGATTTGGCTGGACGTGGCGCTGCGGGGCAGCCTGCGCACGGTGGTCGACTGGCTGGAGCGGCGGCTGACCGTCGGGCAGGTGCAACCGTGAGCCGCCTGATCTTTGGCAGTCCGCAGGCGAACCGGCTGCTGCAGCGGGACAAGTGCATCGCCGCCTACATCAGAGAACACGGCGAAGACCCAGACGAACAGCTCAAAGGGCTTCGCGAAGATCTGCGGCATCTGCGCAGCCAAAGGCAATCGACCACGAACGCCGAAGAGCTTGAGGCGCTGCGCTTCGACATCCGGCGCAAGCTGGAGGCCATCTGGGACATTGAAGCGGAGCTGGGCGACCGGCTAACCGAACCCGAATGGATGGACAGGTCATGAGCCACCGCACCGTCAACTGGCGGCGGCTCTTCGCCGAACATCATGCCAAGCTGCGGTCCTGGATCGCCTCCAAGGTGAACGACTGGGAGCTGGCCGACGACCTGGCCGGGGAAGTGTGGGTGCGGTTGGTCAATGCCGAGCACCGCCAGGTCGAGGTCGGCAACTGGGCCGCCTACATGCACACCGTGGCCCAGCGGCTGGTGATCGACCACTACCGGGCGCGGGGCAAAGCCCAGCATGTCGACTGGGAGGAAATGGAGTATGCGCTGCCCTGCGGCGACTTTGCCGACGACACCCATGCGCAGATCGACGCGCAGGTTGCCATTCGGCGGGCGCACCTGACCGACAAGCAGATCGAGGTGCTCGCCTTGTATGTGGACGGCTATCGGTATGACGCGCTGGCGGCGGCGCTGGACGTTTCCGTGGAAACCGTTAAGGCCCGGCGGCATCGGGCCATCGAGAAGCTACAAAAGGTTGCGGCTTAACATTCACAGGAGGCCATCATGCTTTCGCTCGAACTCGACCAGATCGAAACCCTCACCGGCGCAGCCAATGACAAGCTGCGCACCTACTTTGCCCTATTCGGCTTCCCGGTCGACCAGGCCCCGACCATGACCCCGGCCATGGTGATGGCCGCGATTGAGGCGGGCAAAATGCTGCCCGGTCTGGAGCGGCCCGTCGGCGCGTCCACCCTGCGCACCCCGCCCACGGCGCACAACGAACCCAACGGGCGCGGGGAAACCGCGGAGGTGGCGGATCTCCTGACCAAGCCGCCGCGCACGCTGGCGGAGGTGGACGCGGAACAGGCGCACCACAAGGCGGACCTAGACGCGGAGACACGCCGCGCCCAGTATCGAGAAATCCTCTTGGAGCTGCAGACGATGGCCGTGGGCAACATCATGCCCACGATTGACTACTGGAACGCCAACCGGCCCGGCCACTTGCCGAATGCGCAGGGTATCCTCCTGCGTTGGGGGTTGGACGGCTGGGGCGAACTCGCCAACCGGGCACAGTTGACCTATTTGGGCAAGGGCAAGCGCCCGCCCGTCCTCAAGCGAAAGGGGCACTAAAGATGGATACATATCGCGTGATTTGGGTGCTATCGGAAACTGGCGTGAGTGACGCGATCGAGAAGTTGGAGAGAAGTGTCAGCAGTTTTATGGCGGCAGGTTGGATTCCTCAGGGCGGGGCTCAGATTCTTCCTAAGGAGGCATGGTGCTACGCATACCAGGCCGTGAGCGTACCGGAACATGTTGTGCGCGATCAATTGGCGAAGGAAAGGCAACGTGCACTGGCGGCAAGAAGGGAGTGGTTCGTGGGCCGCTTCCGACACATGCATAGTTGCTACAAAGCCAGAGTTCAGCAAGAAGCCGGCAAAGACATTGACTCGATCGCGCAAAGCTTAGGTCTTGCCCTTCAAACCGTTCGCGGCAGACTAGGACGGTGGTCCTCTTTTGAAAATGACTTGAGCGGAGACCCCGAACTGCACCGCATGTGGAGAAATTACCTTGAGGCGCACCCCATCGAAACTGCTTCCGCGGAGGGACCAACCCCATGAACCATTCTTGGATACCCTTGATGGTCGCGGTCCTGCTGCTGCTGGCGGCGCTGGTTTGGGCTTGGCGCACGGACAGGGCAGACGAGTGTCAGGCCCTGCGGCGGGCGTTGGACGTGGAAGAGGCGCGCACCGACAGCTATGCGCGTCTGGCGGAGATGTGGAACCGGGAGGCGCGCACCCAGCGGGCCAACGCGGCCGCAGCCTACCGGGCCATCGAAACCCAGGCGGAGCGCATCACTGCCCTCCAAACCGCGCTGCGCAAGCATGAGCTGACCCTGATCGCCGACCTGCCCACGCTGAAGCTGCCCAGCGGCGACGTGGCGAGTCTGAACTGAGGACAATATGACGACATTGGAAACCCTCAAAGCCTGCCATGCGCTGGTGTGGACGCGGCGGCAAAAGCTGGGACGCTGGTGGCCGACGCCGGACCCGTTGAATAGCCTGCGGTTTGCGGTAACAGAGGCGTCGGAGGCACTTGACGCGTGGCTCCGGCTCAAGGGCGGGTATGTACGCAACCATGACAAGGATATGTCGGTGGAGGATGAGTTAGCCGACTGCGCTATGATGCTGCTCACGGCGATGGGGCCGACGGAGCCGCAACGCAGCGGGAGCATTCGGCCCTCTTCGTTGGTGTCATCCCTCGAGATGATCGTGGCAGAAGTCGCGAAAAACTTAACTGAGCACATGCGCCATCTGGAGTGGGATGCCAATCACCCTGACTATCCTCAATGTGCCGACGTCATGATCAAGTTCCGTTGCCAACGCGAATTCTTCCGCATTGCCGCGCGTGTGGACGACCTGCCTGCCCGGCTGACCACCCGGTTGGACCGGATCGCCTGGAAGCAGGTCAAGCAATGGAGTGACTATTGGCCCACGTATATCCACTGGGTCTACGACAACTACCGCTTTGGGTACGATGGCACGCTGCCCTTTGACGAGTGGTGCGTCTGGGCCGCCAAGGACACAGATGCTGAGGACGCCCAGATCGCCCAGGCCGGAGCGGTGGAGTAGCGGGCATGGCAATCAACAAAGCGCCAATGCGGGTAGGGGTGTTTGATGCTGGTTATAGCCGCCAGGGGTATATCGAGGTGGCAACGGGAACGTGCGATGTGTGCAAGGAACAGAACGTGCCGGTGCTGCAAATCGATTCCAGCGAAGACGAGTATGGGGCGGGGTCTATTTGCCGGTGGTGTGCCTATACCGCCTTCAATCGTTATCTTGCCCAAGGTTCGGAATAGTCTATGGCCGTTAACCGCACCTGGCAGCGCAAGGTGTTGGACGAAGCGCAGCGTGCCGGTGCGCTGCACCGGCTCTACTGGTATCCCGTGGCGACAGGTGGTCGCCAGGACAAAGGGGTCGCCGTGGGGGAGGCGGCCCCGGCGATCCCCGTCGTGCCCGTGGGTAGTGACCCGGAAGAGTCTCGTCACCTGGCGCATTTGATGATCGAGCTGTTGGAGCTGCCCGGCGCGTCGTTTGCCCTTGACCTGACGACCGCCGACCTGCTGGACGCGTGCGGCGTGCCCTGGTTCATCTGGGGCAGCCATGACCACATCTGCCCCGGCTGCGGAGCGATCAATGGGGACTGCATCTGCGACCCGGTGCGGACGGTGGCAGCGTGGGAGGTAGCCGCTTAATGGCAGTCGTCACTCGCGAGTGGACGCCGATTCGCCGCCGCGGCTGGGTGCTGCTGTGGCTCTGGCAGGGCAGCAAATTGAGTGAGCGGGACGTGGCGCGCATGACCGAGTTGACGAAACAGGGGGCGAACCAGATGATGCTGGACCTCGCGGCGGATTTCCCACTCGTGAAGATCGACGGCAAATGGCAGTGGATGGAGAAGTAAAACAGAATCAACCGCTGGTTGACCAGGGCGTGCTACTCTCGAGGTAGCACGCCTTTTTGATAGGGCCTGCTCCGCGCGCTTTGGGCGTTGTGCGTGCGGTTCTATTCACCCGCGTCAGGTCGCGACCCTAAGAGTTTTGAAAACAACGCCCGCCTATCCAAAACTCGCTCGCTGATAGGCCGCACAGGCGCAGACATGATTGAAGAGATGGAAAGCGACGCAGTGGAGGACATTCGGCAGCGGGTCCGGCAGATTGAGGCGGCGGTGTCTCTGCTGCAAACCCAGGCTGCCGTCAACAAGTCCGAGATTGCCAACATTAACAAGAGGCTCGATAACGTCGAGACTGAGCACGCCAGGTTTCCCCAGACCGCGATCTCCATCTTCTCTTTAATCGTGTCGATCATCGCGACCGCCGGCAGCCTGTTTGCCGCTGGGGTACTGGGGCCATAGTCATGGAGTTTATCGTCTGGTTTTTCAGCCTGGTCGGTGCCGCCTTCTGTTTTTCCGCGGTCTACAGCGCGGCGATTTGGTGGCAGGTGCGGGGGCTGACCGGGCTGATGATGATGTTTCTGTTTGGGTCGTTGGCCTGGCTGGCCTTTACGACCATCTGGCTGTATTCGCCGACGACGCGCATCAACCTGCTGCTGGTGATTGCCCTGCAGCGGGCCGGGTGGGCGGTGGCCGCCCTGTCGGCGCTGGTGATCGCCGACGGCTACGCCGCCAGCCGCAACAGCCACCGGGCGCTGACGACACGCTTGTATCTCTGGTTTATCCGGATCAGCGAGGAACGACATGGGACGTGAGCCGGTAGCAGTTATTGAATCGCTCAAGTTTGTGGCCCGGGCCTTGGTGCTCTGGCTGGTCGTCATGGACCTCTGGCCGCTAACTGAAATCCAACAGGCGGCCACCGTGACGCTCCTGATGGCCCTGATCGACATTGTCGGCACTTCCATCCAGCGGCGTTTGGTGACGCCGGTGGCCGACCCGCGCAGTGTCGACGGCAAGAAGCTGGAGGTGGCGAACTGATGGCCTTGCTGGCAGGTTTGCACGACAGGGAGGGGGCGATCATGGTCCCCGCCGGGGGCTGGTGCGTGGATACGGTCGCGCTGTCTGAAAATCCGACCGCGCCCGACTACACCCAGATCGCACTCAAGGTCAACTGGATCGCCCGCCTCAACTGGGGCTACGGCTCCACCGGCACCATCCCGCCGCGTGGGGCCTATGTGGACTTTGCCAGGCGCTGCGCAGACTATGTGCGGAATAGCCGGGGCTGCTCCCGGTGGGTGATCGGCAACGAACCCAACCTGCCCCGTGAATGGCCCAATGGGCAGGCCATCCACCCTCAGGACTATGCGGTCTGTTATGCGGTCTGCCGCACGGCCATCCGCCAAGTGGCCGGGCACGAACAGGACGAGGTGCTGATCGCCGCACCGGGGCCGTGGAATGCGGAGTTCCGCTACGACGGCAATCCCACCGGCGACTGGTTGATCTACTGGCGGGATGTGCTGGCGGCGCTGGGCGACCAGTTTGACGGTTCCAGCCTGCACGCCTACACCCACGGTTATGACCCCAAGCTGGTCACGTCGATGGCGACCATGGATCGCCCGTTTGATCGCCATCGCTTCGAGTTCCCGGTCTACCAGGACTATTTGGGGGTCATTGCGCCGGGCCTACGCAATCGCCCTGTCTATCTGACCGAGACCAACGGCAACGGCCCGTGGCAGGCCGTCGGGCTGATGCCCGAAATGCTGCGCGAGATCAGCCGTTGGAACGCCAGCGGCGGGCAGTTGATCCACGCGGTGATCTTCTACCGCTGGCCTGACTATGACGAGTACGGCATGGAATCCAAGCCGGAGGTGATCCGCGAGTTTGCCCACGCGGCGCGGGCCTATCCCGGCCCGGACGTGCAGGCCACAGCCCCACAGCCCCAGGCGCAGCCGGTCCACACGGTGCATCTGCCCAAGCTGGAGGTCGACCGGCAGAATGTCTCCCGCCCGCGCATCTGGGACATGCGGCTGGGGGAGCGCGGCGTCAAGATGGAGACGCCCACCAATCCTCGCTGGGTGGTGACGATGGGCCGCTGGCTGGACGAAGCGGAGAGCCAGGGACGGCATCACATCTATGTGGATGTCAAGGACGAGGCGGGCAACCGCGTGCCCGGCGTGCCGCTGCTGGTCGAATGGCCGGGCGGTTCCAGCCGGATTGTCACCGAAGCGAAGCCCGGCGAACCGTACAGCGGCAACTATCCCATGTCCGCCAGCCTCAACGAGTTTTCTATCCGCGTCGACGACGGGCAGCCGTCGGAGCGCGTGACCGGCATCGGCATGGGGGCCAACGGCAACGCAGGCATCCACACGTCGACGGTCCTGCATTTTCAGCGGCTGGCGGCGAACGAACCAGCGCCGCCAGCCCATCCACCTGCCCCATCGCCAACCCCGCTGGACCCGCCCCCGCCTGTGCCTGCACCGGAACTGGGGAGCAATCCACCGCAGGCACAGGCCACCCCTCTCGACCCATTGGTCCTCGAGGCCCTGATCGCCGTGGAATCGGGCGGAAGCGGGTTTTGGGAAGGACGGCTGAAGATCCGGCTGGAGGCGCACTTGCTCCTGTCCGCGACCTACGGCAATCCCAACGCATTCCAACCCTATTTCAAGATCAACCGGGATAACCTCCTGGAAGCCTGGTACCGGCCCGACGCCCGCGCCGAGTGGATCGCCTATCACGCTGGGCAGGACGGGGAGTGGGGCGCGTTTCAGGTGGCACGGATGATCGACGCCAATGCGGCCATTCGCTGTACATCGATGGGGCTGGGCCAGGTGATGGGGTTCCACTGGCAGAGTCTAGGCTACGGCTCGCCGTTGGCGATGTTCGCCGCCATGCAGCGCAGCGAGGCGGCGCAGCTCGCAGCCATGTATAACTACATCCTGGCGCGGCCCAAGCTAATCGCCGCCATCAACGCCCGCGACTGGGACACGATCACCCGGCTCTATAACGGGGTCGGGCTAGAACACATCTACACCCCGCGGCTGCAAGCCGCCTACGCCAAATTGGGAGGCAAGTGATGGAATCCCCGGACGTAATCTTTGGCCTGCTGATCGTCTGTGCTCTGGTCTTTGGGTTGGCCTGGCTGGTGATGCGTCACCCCCGGCTGGTGAAGCTGGAGGGGGCACCGGCCCAGATCGAGAGCGTCGCCGACGTGGCGCAGCTCGCCGCAGCCGCGGCTCCCGTGATCCGCGACCTGGTGGCCGGGGCGGAACAGCTCTGGCGCACGGGCAAGCTCGACAAGGATGGCCGCCTTGATTGGGTCTTTGACCAGGTGGAGACGCTCTACCCCGAACTAGACGACGATGTGATCCTGTCGCTGATCGAGGGCGCGGTCTACTGGCTCAAACCGATGGTGGAGGGGGCCGTGGATGCCACGGGCCAGGCCGACGCCGTGAGCGGCACGGAGGTGGAGCCGGATCACCTGTACGGCTTCCGCACCGAGTACGGGCCGCAGTACAGCCTCCGGGGCAAGACCTGGCGGCTCAAGATCGGGCCGGATGGGGTCGTGCGCGCCGACTCGCTTGAACTGGTGGAATGACGGATGCTTGCGCCGTCCGGGACATTTGTCCTCTACGCACTGGGACTGTTGACCCTGGCCGCGTGGGGGGATGCCCGGCGGCGCGGCTGGTGGATCGGGCTGGCATTCGGGCTGGTCTGGCTGGCGGCACTGCCGCATGGGATGTGATGGCCTGTGGGACTATCAGCCAAACAGAGGTTGTTTGTCGAACACTACCTCCAAAGCTACAACGCAACGCAGGCGGCCATTGCCGCCGGTTACTCGGAACGGAGCGCGTATTCGACCGGCTGGGAGACCCTGAGAAAACCTGAGGTCGCCGAAGCGATTCGGCAGCGACTCCAGGCAACGGCAATGTCGGCGGACGAAGTGTTGATGCGGATCAGCGACCAGGCACGCGGCGACATGGGGGACTATCTCCAGATTGCCGACGACGGCACGCCGCAGTGGGATTTCAAGGCCATGCAGCAGGCCAGAAAGCTGCACCACATCAAGAAGCTCAAGACCCGGACCCGCAAGACGGTGGTGCCGGGCGATGAGGATGAGCCGCCGACGGAAGTCACTGAGACCTTGGTCGAGGTGGAACTGTATGACGCCTACGCAGCCAAGGCGCTGCTGGCGAAGCATCACGGATTGGTGTCCGACAAACTGGATGTGACGCACCGCGAGGTGCCGAACCTGAGCGCCGACGAACTGGCGCAGGCGGAGCAAGAACTACAGGCATGGCTGGCAACTCGGAAGAACGGCGCGAACACATCGAATGGCTGAAAAGCAGCCAGTCGATTGAATACTGGATCGAGACCTACGTCCAGATCTACAACGCGACCACCCGCGAGTGGCTGCCCTTTGCCCTATGGCCGGCCCAGGTAGAGACCCTGGAGACGCTGCGGGACACCCACCAGCTCATCATCCTCAAGGCGCGCCAGTTGGGGCTGTCGTGGCTCACGCTCTGCTATGTGCTCTGGCAGATGCTCTTCCGCAAGGAGGCCACCATTCTGATCTTCTCCAAGCGCGACGAAGAGGCCGTGGAGCTGCTCGACAACCGGCTCAAGGGCATCCACCAGCGGCTGCCCAGTTGGATGCAGGCGCGGGCCATCCAGGCCGACGACAAGCATACCTGGGCGCTCTCCAACGGCAGTAGCGCCAAGGCGTTCCCGACCACGGGCGGGCGATCCTACACCGGCTCGATTGTGTTGGTCGACGAAGCCGATTTTATCCAGGACCTGGACGCCCTGCTGAATGCGGTCAAGCCGACCGTGGACGCGGGCGGGCAGCTCATCCTGATTTCCACGGTCGACAAGAGCAAGCCCCAAAGCCCGTTCAAGCGCATCTACCGTGGGGCAAAGCGCGGCCATACGGAATGGGTGCCGGTGTTCCTGCCCTGGCACGCCCGGCCCGAACGCGACGAGGCGTTCTATGTGGCGCAGCGAGCCGACGTGTATGCGCGCACCGGAGCGCTGGACGATCTGCACCAGGAATACCCGGCGACCGACACGGAGGCCCTGGCCCCGCGCACGCTGGACAAGCGCATTCCCGCCCCATGGATCGAGCAATGCTACGTGGAGATGGAGCCGCTGGACAGCCACCCCGGCCCGGCGCTGCCCGGTCTCGAGGTCTATGTGCTGCCCCAGCCAGGCCGCCGCTATGTGATCGGGGCGGACCCGGCAGAGGGCAACCCGACCAGCGACGACAGCGCCCTGTGTGTGATGGATGTCGTCACCGGCGAGGAGTGTGCGGCGCTGGCGGGCAAGTTTGAGCCGTCGACGCTGGCCGAATACGCCGACCAGGTGGGCCGCTGGTACAACCATGCGGCGCTGCTGTCGGAGCGCAACAACCACGGTCATGCGGTGCTGCTCTGGTGGGAGGAGCACACGCGGCTGACCGTGCTCAAGGGCGACGACGACAAGCCGGGCTGGTTGTCCAACCGGCTGGGCAAGACATTGCTCTACAACAGCATGGCGGAGACGTTCCGGGACGGCAACACGATCCTGCACAGCTTCGCAGGCTACACCCAGTTGGCGAGCATTGAGGGGTCGACGCTGTTGGCCCCGGACGGCGAACACGACGACCGCGCCGACAGCTATGCGCTGGCGAATATTGCCCGGTCACTCCAGGCTGCGTCCACGGTGCAGATTGCGCCGCGCGCCGCCTCTCTCTACGGCAGTCGCCAACAGGCCAACGCCCAGCGCCCGGCGGCTCAGAAGACTCGTACCGGAGGACTCTATGGCAGTCGCCGCTAGGAATCGCGCCCAAGTGCGCCCCACGCGCCGCCCCGCGGCCACGGTGCCCGTGCGCGAGCTGATTGGCCGCTATGTGGTCGGCGATGCCCAGATGGGCCTGTACCGCTCCCGCACACGCGCCAAGACCATCGACGAGACGATCCCGAACTATGAGTTCTGGGACCGGCTGCGCCGGGGCAAGGCCGACGGCTACAAGCTGGGGGCGCTCTTTGCCACCCGCATCGAACGGGTGATTGCCGCCTGGGTGCTGGGCGAGGGCATCGAGATCGCCTTGTGCGACGACGACAACGAACTGCCCGAAGATCGGCGCGACTACACCAATAACTTCCTGACCGAGTTTGTGCGGGGGCTGCTGGACGCCGGGCTGGACGCCGACGAGGACGAGGAGAACTGGGACCGGGATACGACCGCCAGCCTGCTCATGTCCATCTATCGGGACGCACTGGGACTGGGCGACCAGTGGGTCATCGTCAACCCCGACGGCACGCTCTCCGTGCCCAGCCCAGACACGGTCGAGGTCAAGCGCGACCCGCTGGACTATCGCCGGATGCTGGCGGTCCTGGTGACGACCAAACTGGACGGCTACGCCATCGTGGACGAATACCGGGCCGACGGGCGCACGGTGACGATCAAGCAGGGCGAACGCGCCGAGAGCTTCGAGTACCAGAACCTGATTGGCCGCATCCCGGTGGTGCATTTCGCCTACGGCATGTCCGGCAATGAGACCTACGGGCACAGCATCCACGAGCAGCTCCTGCCGCTCTATGACCAGTATGACGACGTGCTCTTCAAGATGCTGGACGGGGCGAAGCTCCTGGGCAACCCCATCCTGGCCTTTGTGGGGATGGAAGACATCAGCGAGGTCATCAACGCCAACGACCCGGCCCAGGTGGACGAGTACACCGACAAGGACGGCAATATCGCGGAGCGGCCCCAGCTCAACGTGGACAGCAACGCGGTGATGCTGATCGGCAAGGGCGGGGACGCCAAATTCGTGGCCCCGCCCACGGGCTTTACCGAGGACACCAAGCAGGCGCTGAAGACGCTCTTCCTGCTCTTGCTCGACCATACGGGCATCCCCGAGTTTATCTGGGGCAATGAACTGTCCAGCGCCCGCGCCAGCTCCGACACACAGATGGTCCAGTTTGTGAAGGACATCGGCGCGTGGCAGCGGCAGGTGGCCGGGGCGGTGGTGCGGCTGTGCAAGATCCGGCTGCAGGTGGGGGCCTTGACCGACCCCCGCCTGATCGTCGGCGCACTCAAGGCCAAATGGCCGGCGGCGATTGCCGAAGACCGGGAGTTGGTGCGCAAGTTGGTCGAGACGGCCCTGCTCAACGGTCTGCTGCAGCGGGAGACCGCGCTGCGCCTGCTGTCCCTGGTCGAAAACCCGGCGGACGAGGTGGAAGCCGCAGAGGAGGAGGCGGCGGAACGGCAGGCGGCGCTCTACCCCGACGGCGACACCGGCACGTTCAACCGGCAGTTGGGCGCGGCGGAGCGCACCGCGGCCAATGAGGACGAGGAGACGGACGCATGAACCAGGGACAGTTTGAGGCGCTCCTGGCAGAGTTGAAGCAGACTAACGCGCTGCTGGCGGAACTGGTGCAGACGTTGGGGGCAGATTCGTTCCTGCCGAACGACCCCCCGGCGCGCAGCACCTATGTCACCCAGGTGCCGGTGATTTCAGATTCAGGCGGACGCACCCACCTACCGCCGCCGGCAACACCGGAACCGCCCGCCAGTGGCACAGCCCGGCCCAGGAAGGGCCGTAAGTAGATTCTATGGCACGCACGTACCAGGCCCGCTTTTTGGCTACCGTCCGGGACAACGAGGCGCAGATGACCGCCCTCTTTGGCGAGCTGGCGACCAGCATCGCCGGGGAGGTGACGCGCCGCGCCGTTGCCGACGGGACGGTGCCGCGGGCCGCGCTGACAAGTCTCCAGCAGGCCGCAGGCGAACGTGTGACGCGGCTGTTCCTGGGCCTCAACCGCCGCCAGGAGTGGGCGGCGCTGGACGAGCTGCCCAACGGGGCGGTGATCCCGCTATCGCCCTATGCGGCGGCGCTGTGGACATCCCTGGCCGCGGTGGTGCGCATCCCGGTAGAGAAGAACGCGGCCATGCTGCGCAAGCGGCTGCCCGAGGATCTATGGGCGCGGCTGCGCACGGCCCGGCTGGACCCGTTTGCGGCGGCGCGGGAACTGGTGCAGGAACAGGCGTTTCGCCCCAACCCGCTGGCGACCTACGACGCGCCACATACCTGGGTGGACCCCAACGGCTACCGGCTGAGCGACCGCATCTGGCGGTCGAGTGTGGCGACGCGGCGGCAGGTGGACCGGCTGCTGGAGGAGTCGATCGCCGCAGGCCGGAGCGCCGCGGATATTGCCCGCGACCTGGAGCGGTTCCTGGTGCCGGGGCGGCTGCTGGAACGCACGGGCGCACCCTATGGCCGCGACGCCTCCTATGATGCCATGCGGCTGGCCCGCACGGAGATCAGCCGGGCACACGCGGAGGCCCAGCGCATCAGCGCCAACATGAATCCGTTTGTGACCGGCGTGCGCGTGGCCCTGTCGCACCGACATCCCCGGCCCGACATCTGCGATGTGGCCGCCGGGGCCGGACCCTGGCCCAAGGATGACATTCCGGCCCAGTACATGCCGCCGCTGCATCCGCACTGTCTGTGCAGCCTGCGTTATGTGCTGGCGGAAAACAGCCAGGCGATCCTGGACGAGCTGCGCGACGAGATCCGCCGCGAGCGGTTGGCGCTGGGCAACCTGATCGGCCCGGCCCAGGTGGACCGCTTTACGGATCTACTGCTGGGCCAACCGCTGCGCATGGTGCGCACCCAGCCGGGATCGGCACCGGTGCCGGTGCTGGCCGGGGGGAGAGTCTAGCCATGCACCAGCCGTCTGTCCTGCTCTGCTCCATGTGGCGCAACGATACCCAGCGCCAGTTGGTCGACCGGGTCGAGCACCTGCTGGCGAAGGGGGACAGTTATCAGGCCCTGCGCTGGCTGTGGGTGGTCGGTGACAGCGACGACGGCACCGGGGCGGCCCTCTGGGACCTGATCGCCGGCTATCGGGATGTGGTGCGCATTGTGGAGCAGGACACGGGCATTACCGGGCGCGATGGGCGCAGCCGCCTCCGCCGTCTGAGTGCGACGGCCAATACGTATTTCCGCTGTGCGCACGGGGCGGACTATCTGCTGGTGCATGAGTCGGACATCCGCAGCCCGCATGACCTGGTGCCGCGCATGGTGGCCCGGGCCGAAGGGGGGCTGTGCCCGCTGGCGGCCTGGCCTGTGCTGGAGATCGCACCGGGGCGGCGGGTGTTCTACGACATCTGGGCCTTCCGGCGGGGGGGACAGCGGTTCAGCAGCTATCCGCCCTACCATGCGGTTTACACGCCGAACAGCCCGTTCCCGGTGGACTCGTTTGGCACGGTCTTCCTGGTGCATGGCGAGGACGCGCCGCAGATCCACATGGAGGAATGGGCGGTGCTGGACCTCTGCCGCCAGTTGCGGGCGCAGGGACGCACGTTGTGGGTCGATCCGACCCTGGTGGTCGAACAGCCGCGGGACCTATGGACGCCCGCAGTCTTAGAAGGGTAGAAGGGGAGCAATATGGCACGGTTTCCAGAGGCAAAAACCAGTGAAGTCTGGCGGGTTAGCACCGAGAGCAACGTCGTCGCCAACGACATTTCCAAGGATTTTGTGGTCCCAGCTGATACCGAGTGGCAGGTGATGTGGGTCTTCGTCAAACTCGTCTCGTCTGCCACCGCCGGCAATCGCCAGATGGCGCTGCAAATTCTGGCCGCGGACGGCACTACGGTGATCGGGGAGGTGCGGGGCGGGGCGGTGCAGGCTGCGGGAGCCACCCGCTACTACCAGTTTGGCAACGTCTCGCACGATTCGGCCTTTCGCGACACCGACTATTTGGGGGTAGGCATGGGGCAGTTGCCGCTAGCGGCAGGCCAGACGCTGCGGGTGCTGGTCAAATCTGGGGGGGATGCCGCTGCCGACGACATGGACGTGCATGTCACGTTGATCAGCCGGGACGTGTAGCATGGCTGTCAGCGTGATAATGCCAAATATCGCTAGGCGGGTGTGACATGGGTATAGGGTTTGACTTTAAGCTCGGGCGCAAGCTGGGCGCACAGGTGGGGCTGGGGAGTGGCGTTGGCGTGCCTGTGCCGGTGCTGGGCGCAGAGATTGCCACCAACGGCAACATGGAGACTGGCGATCCACCGACTGGTTGGAGCGCCGCAGTCAGCGGCGTGTTGGACGGTGTGGCCGATGAGCGCACCGGGGGCAGCGGCGCACAGGCGTTGTCGGTCGTCAATGGCGCAGCGTCGGTAGGGCGGGGACAGCAGTCCGTCACACTGCCCAGCACTGGCTGGTATTTGCTGACGGCGTGGCTGCGGCGGGTCAATGTCAGCACGTCGGCGTCGTGTGGGCTGGCAACCGGCAACACTGTAACGGCGACTACCACATCTGCGACCTGGGCACAGGCGTTTGTCACCGCTAGGGCGGCATCCGGCAGCGATACGCTGCGAGTCGTCACTAACTCGACCACGATTGGCGCAGAGGTACGGGCGGACGATGTGTCACTCAAACCGCTAACGCTCACCAGCCTGTTTGGTACGCTCGACTATGGGCTAACGCACGCCACGACCAAAGCCAACGTGACGGTGGTATCTGCGACACGGGCCGGGGTGGTTGCCAACCTGGACAGCGCAGCGTCACCGGCTAATTTTGTGATTGCGAGTCACGACGGCACCACGGCACGCCTGACCAAATGCGTAGCAGGCACGTACACGGAGCTAATCAGCGCAGCGGCAACCTACGTGGCAGGGGCGGCGATTGAGATTCGGCGCACGGCCTCAAGCAACACCTATCAACTGTTTTACAACGGCGCGCAGGTCGGGACAGATCAGACGATCTCGGATGCAGGCATTGTTTCCAATACCCTGCACGGCTATTTCAACACCTACTCCGGCAACACTCTAGCGGCGTTTAGCTGCGTGGCGAGTTAGGGGACGCTATGGCATCGGCAATCATTGTGGCTCCGGTGGTCAACGCTAATCCTGACCTGAGTCTAGAGCAGTTGCAGTACGACGACAACGGCGTTTGGACCGGCGGTTGGTCGTGCCTGGGGCAAGTGCCGACCGAAGGGACGTGCATGGTGCGGGTCTGGTGCAGCGATGCACAGCTAGACACATTAGCCGCAGATGCCCGCTATTTGGTGGTGGAGGTGCTAGATGGCGAGTAGAGCAGTCACATTGCCGACCAAAGCGGCAGCAGAGGCATGGCTGCGGGTACGGGGCTTTTCAGCCACACGGGTCAACAAGGCCAAAACTAAGGCGTTGGCGCAAATGGTCTGCGAGTTGCACGGCGTGAGCGATGCCGAGTACACGGCAGGCAAGCGTAAGACCAAATAGGCTGCGAGCCGATATTGGGAGTTATTTCCACACAGACCGTGTGTGGATAACGTGAGAGGGGGGATGAGATGAGCTCAGTTCAGACACGAACAATTCGACAGGATTACACCGAGATCCTCGCCACGCGTGCGACCTCGGGGGATGGCACGGCGTTGGCCGCCGCCGCGGGGTCCGGCTGGAAGTGGCGGGTTGAGGACATCGCCTTCTTCCTGACCGACCCGACGACCACGGTCACATGCGTGCTCAAGGTCGGCACAAAGACGTTTCCTAGCGTAACCCTCAACAGCAGCCGCACAGGGTTTGGGTTGGCTTGGGAGGCTGGCAACGGGTGGGATGGCACAGACGATGGGGCCATCTACCTCAACCTGTCCGGCAATGTGAGCGTGGGCGTCTTGGGCCGCGTGGTCAAGGTGAAGGCGTAGAACCAGGATCTGATCCATGGCGTTGACCGGCAAACAGCAGGCGTTTGTCATCGAATACATTCGATGTCGCAACGCGACCGAGGCGGCACGGCGTGCCGGGTATGGGGACGCGGGCGCATATCAGCGTGGCTACGAGAACATGCGCCATCCCGAGATTGCCAAAGCCATCGAACAGCACTTCGCTGAATCGGCAATGACCGGCGGCGAAGTGCTGGCGCTGTTTGCGGAACAGGCCAGAGCGGAGTACAGCGAGTATTTCACCGTGGATGCCGCTATGAATCCGGTGGTGGATGTAGCCAGGCTGCTTGCCGATGGCAAGGGGCATCTCATCAAGAGCATTAAGCCGACCCGCTGGGGCGTGAATGTCGAGTTCCATGATCCCGTTGCCGCGCGGGAAATCATCGCAAAGGTGCATGGCCTTCTGGAGCGAGGCGGCTCGGAAGAGGAACCACAGCACACGGTGCAATGGACCGTCGAAGAGTGGAAGGCCGAACAGGAACGACGCCGGCAGCAGGCCGCTGAGACAGCAGCAATGTTCGACGATGACGAATGACATGGGCCGCCAAGACGCAGCGATGCCAGTTCCTAGTTGACAATCTCGACCTCCCAGCGGCGACCGGATATGACGGGGCACGCTGGGAGCATTTCCAACTGGCCCACCTGCAAGACGACAGCGTTTTTCGCAACGAGGTCAAGAGCCGCCAGATTGCCTGGTCCTGGCTGAGTGCAGCCGAGGCGGTTGCCGATGGCATCCTGAACGGCACGGGTAGCGTCTTTGTGAGCATCAATCTGGATGAGGCCAAAGAGAAGATCCGCTACGCCAAGAACGTGATTGGTGCCTTGCCTAAGGTGATGCGCCCTGCGTTGGTGACAGACAATCGCACTGAGATTGAGTTCGCCAACGGTGCACGCTTGATTAGCCTGCCAGCGACGGCTCCGCGTGGCAAGGCACAGATGAACGTCTATCTAGACGAGTTCGCCCATGTCCGCGACGATGTGATCATCTACACCGCAGCCCTGCCCATGATTAGCAAGGGCAATCGGCGGCTGCGGATGGCCTCTAGCCCGATGGGGGCCAGTGGGCGCTTCTGGGAAGTAGCGACGGAGAGCTTCCGCCAGTATCCAGGCTACTCGCGCAAGCGCACGCCATGGTGGGAAGTGCAGGCGTTCTGCACCAACGTGCGTGAGGCGCGCCAACTCGCACCAACGCTGGCCACGGCGGAACGTGTAGACCTGTTTGGCAAAGATCGCATCAAGGCCATCTTTGCCAACCTGCCACTCGAAGACTTTGAGCAGGAGTATGAGTGCGTCTTCGTCGACGAAAGCACAGCATGGATTACCTGGGAGGAGATTGCGGCGGCGCAAGCAGGCAACGTATGGTGCGAACTGGCAGAGATTCGCGGCGACGGTGATGGGGAACTGCGGGAAGCGGTGAATCGGGTTGCCGAAGAAGTCCGGCTCGGACGGATTGAGGCGGCTTTGGCGTTGGGAGTGGACGTGGGGCGCACCCGTAATACGTCCGAGATCTATGCCGTAGGACTGTCGCCTAGTGGCACGTATCCGCTGCGCATGGCGTTGACCCTGGACGCGAGCAGCTTCGAGACGCAGCGGGCGATCTTGCGTTATGTGTTTGAGCGGCTGCCGATAGTCAAGGGCTTGATTGACCAGACGGGATTGGGGAGAAACTTGGCCGAGGATACAGAGCGGGCGTTTCCGGTCAAGGCCGAAGGCGTGAATTTCACGGCGGAGAGCAAGCTGCTATGGAGCACCGACGCCAAGATGTTGATCCAGCAAGGCAAGACGCCTATTCCGAACGACCGGGACATTGCCTATCAGATCCACAGCATCAAGCGCATGGTGACGCCCAGCCGCAATGTCGTCTTCGATGCGGAGCGCAATGCCAAGTACCACGCTGACAAATACTGGGCATGGGTGTTGGCGCTAGCTGCAGCGCGCGGCGGGCAGGGGATGGACGAGTCGGCAATTGTGACGGCATTTGGATGGCGGGCATAGGCGATGGCAAACCAATGGCGGAGGCTGATGATGGCAACCACGGCGGCAGTGCGGGCGTTCCGGCGCACCTA